GTCTGTCGTGATCGACTCCAGGTACTTCAGGTCCAGGTCGAACGGGGTATTGCGTTCACTTGCGCGCTTTTTTGCCTTGTGCATCAGGTCCGACAGGAACCCCGTCTTGGTCCGACGGTACGCACGTTTTCTGGATAAAATCATCGACTGCCTCCTTTGATCGCAATACGGTAACTGGGAACCCCAGGCTTTCGAGTTGCTGAAACACCAGTTTTTGGCGCTCCGACAGAATCCCCTTTTCGGTCTTCAGTTCCACCATCCGCAGGCAGTTGGGTAGGATTACTATCCGGTCCGGCACTCCGCTGATCGTGCTGATCCACTTGAGGCTCAGACCCCCCAGTTCCTTTACCCTTTTTCCGAGATGTTGCTCGATCTTCTTTTCTAGCATTCTTTTCTACGTGCATCTTAATACCGGCAAATATCTGACGAACCAGATGCTCCGTCAGGTACGCGCGAGACTCTTCCCCGATCTCGTCCTTCTGCTCGCCAATATGGTCAAACACCCGGCAAACCGCGTGTGTGGCCTCGTGGGCGATAACCCCGACCAAGTACGACGGATCCTCATCGATACATTCGTCCAGGTCGAACACCACGATGATCACCGCGTTTCGGCCGTCGGCGATGAAGTGCGTCTCCGCGACTCCATCGACCAGGGCCTCCGCCCGCAGGGTGATGTTGTGGTCCTCCAGGATTTTCTGGAAACTCTTGCGGTCAAAGCACAGTTTCATCTGTGCAGGAAAGTGCCCGCAATCGACGTGATAGTAGCCCCAGTCTTTCTTACTCAAAATTCCGTACCTCCGGTGTCGATGCTGTCCAAGTACTTCTTCGCCTCGTTGGTAAATCGTACGCCTTCATAAACATAGGCCCGGTCCTCGGCGCCTGTGCGTCGTTGCTTGGCCTTGATTGGAAGGTGCTGCGTCGCGGCCAGGAATTTACGCTTGAATGCGAGACTGCTTCCCACAACGATATTTCGATTATGACACCATTTCTTATAAACTGTAAACACATCTTCTTTCAGGACAAAACCGGCGGGCTCCAGGACAAGCACGTCGTCGAAGAATGTGCCCAGGGGGTTAGATACCTCTTCCATCATCTCGGTCAGTTCCTGGCCGGTCTTGGGTTGGATGAAGTATCCGCCACGGTTTACGCGCCGGCGCAGGCCTTCCAGGGACCAGTTGAAGATACCCGGCAGTTCCGCCATCAGTTTGTTGGACAGATCCGCATCTTCCTTACCGTAGAACGAATTGGTCATGCGCAGCACAACCATTCGGCCGGTCAGGGCGTTGCTGTTTTCACTGAGTTGCAGAATTTCGTTCGAGTAAATCACGATACGGGTCGGCAGATACCCGTTCCAGGCTTCCTTGTTCTTGCGGTTGACGGTGACAGTATCTCCGCCCACGATCCGCAGCAGTTGCGAGACGACGGCACCGCGGTTGCGCTCCGGCGCGCGTGCGTCCGTGAACGATGCCAGGAGTTTGCCTAGCCAGGGTTGCAGGCCGAAGGTATCGCATAGCTCGCCCAGTTCCGGCGCCACGGTATTGTGCTGCCCCAGAAGGGCCACCAGGACCTTGTTGATCGTGCCCTTGCCGGAGCGGCGCGGGCCGATCACGTTGAAGAACTTCTGCTGCCGGGTATCGCCCGACAGGATATAGCCAAAGATTTCCTGGAGACAGTCGATCGACTCCTGGTCCTCGGGCCAAATGTCCTTCAGAAACCGCTCCCAGGTCGGGCAGTCCGCAGCCGGGTCGTAGGCAAACGGCAGGCTGTTCTTGGTGAAGAATTTCAACGTGTGCGGGAGTAGCACGCTGTCCTCGGAATGGAACAGGCCATTCTCCAGGCTCACCAGTTTGGAGGCCTCTGGCCGGTCCTTGGCTGCGTCGCCCAACCACACTGGGGGCTTGACCTCTTGCTTGTCCGCCAGGATCACCAGGGCCCGGGTAGCGTCCAGGGCGGCGGATACCGACTGGGGTGTCGGCGCGAACTTCAGGATCTCGCCCTTCGGGCCCAGTTTCTGGCAGCGGTCCAGGAACTGGTATAGCTGCGATCGGACAACCGCTTCTTCCACCATTTCGTAGTGCGTGCCGGTGTACACGAAGAAATCCTGCGTGTAGTAAACCAGTTGCGTGCCCTCTTCGGACGAGTAATACGCCTCCAGGAATTCGCGTGCGTGATTCAGCGGGCCGGCCGGCAGGATGATATTGCCGTTGCGCATCGATTCTTCGCGCTTCGTGCGGTTGGCCGTGAATATCAGCGATCGCAGGGTAGCGCCGCCGCGCTTTTGAAAGGTAGCCCACTTGGTCTCGCATGCGCCGTGCGAATGCTTCGGGCAGTTTCCGTCCTGGTAGCTCCACCGCTCCCAAAGCTCCAGGGCCTCGAAGTCGCCGCGAAACTGGTGGTGCAGGGCCATGCCCACCTTCAGCCAGTCGGTGTAGCCACAGTTGGGGTCGAAGTAAGGCAGAAGCTCCGTCTCGACGCGGGCCAGATCGTACGAATCCACGGGCGCGCTGTAGTCCGCAAAGTCGTCGCCCGGGTTCATGGTCGATCGGGCCGGCACCAGGGCCGACAGGTCCACCACGGTGTCCGGAACGGCGCCGCCCAGGGTGTGCCCCGTCACGGTGAAGTAGCGGCCGCGCGGATAGATTTCGATGCCGGTCTCGTGGTCCACGTGCGAGGCGCCCATGTTGCCCAGGGTGAAAATCTTCACGCCGGTGCCGGTGGGGGAAATCTCGCAGTACCCAGGCACCTTGGCCGGCAGATCGGCGTGCGGGCCGTGCAGCTTGCCCTGTTCCAAATCGTAACAGTCATCCAGGTCGATGCCGACCAGATTGTCGGATCCGTCGAACACGAACCCCACCCCGTCGAATGCGCCGGTTGCGTATGCCTCTTCGGCGGACAGGAAGTCGGTCCACGTGGCCGGGTTGGTGCTACTGGCGGCCATACCGGTCGCCTGGAGCGGCAATTTAGCCCATCGCTTACCTTCCCCTTCCCCAAGCTCCACGAAGCGCCAGAGGACCCATCTGGGCACCTTCTTGAGGCTCAGAGGGATGTTGGTGAAGATAACGGGCAGTGCGGTCGGTTTGGTCATGGTGTGTTCTTCCAGGGAGTCTTAGGTGTCATGGGGTCATGGCTCAAGATCGTGCATACCTTTTACTATAGCACTTTTCTCTTCTTTTTTCTTTTTCTTCTCTTTTCATGAAAAAAGGTAAGACAGTTAAGACAATAGAAAGAAAGGGTAGAGGATTGCAGGGCTAAGTGCTTGATTTCAAACGACCTGGACAAACACGCGTTTGTCCTGGGTCGCCGTCTTGGATTCGTTTTTGACTCAAGTGCGCAGATCCCGGGGACCCGCTTTTTGGGTCGTGGCAGGCAGAACCAGGACCTTTCCGTCCTCCGTAACCAGTTCGATCGTCTGTCTGGAGGGGCTGTAGGCCCAACAACCCATGACAAGAGCGCCGGCTTTAGGCAAGACAAGTGCCGACTTCAGGTCCTGGAACTTGCCGTCCCCAAGTTGGCAGGGCCGGTCCGTGAACAGGATCTCCGTGCCGTTTGGGAACTTCATGATGTGCTGTTCCGTGGTCTGGGCGGAGGCCACGCCGGCGGCCATGAGAAGAATGGCGATAAGTTTTTTCATTGCGTGATGAATTTGACGATTAGGGCAAGTGTTACAAAAGGTGCCAGGAGGACCACGGCATAAAACGCGGTCACCCAGGCAACTGCTACGAATTCAAAAAGGGTTTTCAATATTGGGTCCCTCGCTTTTGCAGGCTGTATCCATCCACGCCCTTCACCCACTCCAGGTGGCCCTGGCCGACGAGTCGCTGCACGCCGGACCAATACTCCATGTGCGGGCGGATAGCTTCCTGGTGGGATTCCAGATCCTCGGCAGTCATATCCTCGTCGGCGCCGGCGTTCAGATTTTCATCGGCGCCGGCGTTGATCATGTACATCACGTCGTGGTCCATTTGGAATGCGGTCGGTCGTTCTTCGTCCGCAACTCCGCCGCATGCGACGATCGCCGCGGTGATGGCAATGGTGGCCGCCAGGGCCCAGGTTCTAGCGTTTTTCATTGTGGGGTTTCCTTTCAGGGGGTTTAATTTCGGCCAGGACCCGGCGCAATTGGTAGCGCGCGTCCGGCCGGCTTGCGAACCACCGGCTTAATTCCTTGCTGTCATCTTGCAACAGCCCCGGAGGCCAACCGGTGCGGCCTCCATTCTTTTCTTTGTGGGATTCCATTTTGAGTCATTTCTTCTCTTTCAGTCGTTCGCGCAGGGCGATTGCGGTGTTGCAGATAACCACGCCACTAGCATACGTTCGCTGCATCACGTGGTTCTCAAGACAGTCCAACGCCTGCCGCAGCAGGGCGGTGTCGTCGGGTGTGAGTTTGGGTTTGGGTATTCCGCCACACAGCGGGTATCCGTCAATCAAAGGCTCATTGCTCATACTTCCCCCTTCTTCAATGGCGGCGGCCTGGACGACAGCCGTTGGGCGTCGAGAAGTCGGTCGAAATTAATTCCCCAGGCCCGGATATTTTCTGCCGCCTCCTCCAGTGCAGCAGTCCGCAGACCATCGGTGTGCAAGGCCATGTATTCACACACCTTCGCACACGCCTCACGCTCGTCGGCCACTTCCTTCATCAGTTGGTCCATCGGCACGAACTTATGCCAACAACTTTTGCAGGCCCACATAATGGGGCCGCCGGCGTTGGCCGGGTCGTAGAAAGAAACAATCTCATCGTGCTTACAGTTCATGTCTGCCCCCTGGCTCGAATAGCGTCGGCGCAGCGGCGCGCTTCCATATCTTCGCGGTTGTTGTCGCCCATATACCGGCCTTCACAGGCCCGCGCGCATTCCACACGCTCGGCCACAATAAGGTTGTGTGCGAAATTCAGAATCTCTTTGCGGGTCAGGACCCAGAAGTCGCTGTCGTAGGGATCCGGTGCGGTGGATTTCTGCACCATGCTCATGATTTCGTTGTCGGTCATATGCTTATCCTTGAGGGTTTGATTGCTTGCAGCACGAATCGGAATGTGTCCTTGTCATCGTGCGAATAGATAATCTCAAAATCTGCCTTGTACACGAATCGGAAATCGGACATTGCTGTGTGGCCGACTTGCCGCGTGTACTCCGGCTGTGACAGGAAGATCATCGACTCGGGCGTGATCAAGCGGCTGTGTGACGGGTCGCCCCAGGCCCAGGCAGAGTGCCGCGACGGGCATGTGCCTAGAAGGTGCCCGCCGGGCTTCAGGACGCGCCAGTAGTCGCTGAACTGGCGGAAGAACGTCCGCCAGTCTCCTTGCGCTCCCAGGTGCTCCAGGACCTCGTACGCGTGCATCTCGTCGAACGTGTCGCTGTCGAAGGGTAGCTCCGGCCGCATCAGGTTCCACACCACGTCTGGCTTGTGGTCCGCGTTGTAGTCCAGAGTCGTCAGGTCTTCCCAGGTGTTCGTGCCGTTGCACGTCATGCGCTTGTCGCGCGCAGACCCGCAGCCGATTAGTAGTTCGCGCCTCATTGGCAGATACCCTTCACTTGCTGCAATAGGTCCCCAATATAGGGCTTCAGTGCAATCATCAGGATAATGTCCAGGGTCAGGAGCGGCACGCTCCACAACACAATCTTGCGCAAGTAGTGAATCTCGTGCTTTTCAATGCGCGGGGAAAAGGCTTGTACAAATGCGTTCATGTCGTTGATTCCTTGGTTTGGTCAAATGCTTTCATGCTCATCGGGAAACACTCTGCCAGGATGCGTTTGCATTCCATGGCAACGTCCCGGTGTTCTTTCTGGGTCGATGGGTCCGTGCGAATATCGACGTAGTGCAGCCAACTGCGCAGGGACCCGTTCATGTATAGCCGGCTCATGGTCAGGCCTTCGGGCAGGACCTTGCGCGCGACTTCCTTGGCGATGCCGGCGTTCAGTGCGGCTCCATACGCTGCCTTGGCCGCGATCAGAACGTCGCGCTGCTGCTCTTCCCAGAACTGGTGCAGTTCACGGTCCTGGACCGGGATACTGTTCTGCCGGTTCTTGGCGTCTTGCAGGCGCGGCTCTGAATACTCGTACTCGTCCGCCACTGCGTAGCGTTGGCTGAACTCCTGGAAGGTGAAACTACGGTGGCGCAGGATCTGGCGCGCAATGTCGCGCGTGCACTCGATCTCCAGGCACGCGTTGACCATCTCGAACGGGCTCCAGTGTTTGTGCCGGATGAGATACCGAATCAGTCGATCGTAGTCCGGGTTGTCCTGGTTCTGCGGATTGGATACGCGCGCCATGTACCCGATATTCAGGTCGGCGCCGGGGGTTGCCCACACGAGTTTTACTTTCATAGCTCCTCGCATTTCTTAACCGGAGTATTCCAGGCCCAGTGCACAACATCCTTGCGGTCCTCGGTTGTGCAATAGCTGAACAAACCGTCCAGGTGATGGAATATGAAGACCTTGTGCGTAAGGCCTTCAGGGTCGCTTAGTCCGGAGACGACAAACCGGTCGCCGCGTTCTAAATCTTTGAGTAGCATGTCAAAACATTCCTTTCTGCGCCAGGACGCTCTTCAGGCACAGTGGCTCGCCACCCTCGATCTGCTTCTTGGCTGCGTTCATGGCATCGACGACACCTTGAAGGTATGCCTCTTCGGGCCCGCTCAGGAACATGCGCTCTTCGTCGTATGTGGGGTCGTCCACCACCTGATCGACCTCCTGGCCGGCCAACCATCGGTCGATCATCACGTGCAGGCGGGCCCGGTTGCGCTCGCCCACAGAGAATCCCTGGTCGGTCATGCGCGGGTCGTTGAAGGCCACCTCGAACGTCTCATTCTTTTCCAGGACAAGTTGGGCAGGCCGCACGTCGAACGACAGCGAAATGCCAGGGGGTGTCATGGTCACGAAACTACCGGTTTTGCGGGGCGTGGTCATTCGATTAGTCCTTTCGATTGCAGGATGTGCTTTACCCATTCGTGGAATTCCTTTTGCTTTTCTGGGGTCTGCTCGTCTCGCTCGTCCCACAGAAAATCCAGGATGTGCTCGCCGGTGTCGGCGTTGGTGACGATAACCTTGGTGATGTGGTCGTCATCGGTTTTGACGGTCTGCATGTGGACCGGTGTAATGTCGCTCATTCTTCGATTTCCTCTCGTGGCCGTCCTTGGCCCTGGTTTGCGTCGATCGACATGGGCTCCAGGCTGTCGATCGACATTAGTTCCTCGATCCTGCTCTCATGCAGTTTCAGTGCATCGGCAAGCTCGTGGTGGGTTGGTTTACGTTTCAATTCTTGAGTCAGGCGCCGCTCGGTGTAGCGCAGATTGCGGATCTGCTCTGCCACGTTCACGGGGATGCGAATCATGCTCCATTCGTTGTCCAGGGACCGGCGGATGCCGCGTTGAATGAATCCCTTGGCATACGTGGAGAACCGCGCACCATTCTTCGGTGTCCATCGGCGTGCGGCCTTCAGTAGCTCCGCGTTGCCGATACCGATTAGGTCGTCAAAGGGTATGCGACTGGCAGCATATTGCGGGCTCGACTTGATCACATAAACGACGAAGCGCATATTGTGAGTGACGAGTCTTTCCAATGCTGCCGCGTCGCCGGCACGTATCATGCCCGACAAGGCTTCCTCTTCCGCATGCGAAAGTGTTTGGAACTTGTGCAGGCGTCGAAGGTAATTGGTCAGTGACGAACTATCGTTTTGAGTCGGCATGTATACCCCAGAGAAGAAACGCTAGGCCCACGGCCATCATCGCGTAAATCTCCATTGTATATCCGCCCGTAGAGAAAAGCCACCCGAGAATCAGAATAATGATGCCGAAGGTTTTCATTCCCAGTCGTCCTCCAAATGGTCAGGGCTTATGAAGGTAAACCCTAGGTTGACCCGATCTGCAAGATCCGGGTCGCCCGGATCGTACAGATGGGTATATAGCTTGTTTGGTGAGGACCGGGGAATACCGAATACATCGTACTGGTAGTCCCGGTCGCCCCAATCCACGTGATCGTTCCGGATCAGGTGACTAGGCTGCCGCGGCATTCTGGGCCGCCTTTCTGGCCTTCTCTGCCGCGTCATTGGCCGCGGTCTCGACCTCCGCCGCATCGGCGGCCGCCAGGATCTGTGCCGCGATCCGGCGCGCGTCCGCGATCGACCAGTACATGGTCGTAGACAGCGGTTGGGAATCCTGGCAGAAGATAACCCCACCGTCAGTCTCGATCGCGCGGATCGTGAAACTGTTGTCGAATTCGGTTTTGTAGTATTCGTAGCTCATTTGATTGCCTTTCCAAATTGTTTGGTGTGCCATTGGATATACGCGCGTGCGTTATCCTTTGCCAGTTCCAGGGTTGTGTGCTCGTTGATGGCGATACGGTGCAGTAATCGCTGTGCGCCGGTCTTGTCGCGCAGGAAGATACTCAGGGCATCCGCATGCTCGACCGGCACGGCGCGGTCAAAACCATCGACGACTTGGCGTGTGGGTACGGTGTCGTAAATGCCCATGTCAGTTCAGCTTCATCGGATCGACCTTGGTATAGAAAATGGGGTTCTGCATTTCCTTGACCTCGTACTGCGCGCGGATGGCGCGCTCGCGCGCCACACGTTGCAGCTTGTCGGTGTCGGCCAGGAGATTGAAGGCCCGCAGGACGTTGATAGCTTCCTGCTCCGGGATGTGCTCTCTGTAGTGCTCCATGAACTCGGTCAGCAGGCCCAGGAACGTGATCCAGTGCTGCGTTGTGCACAGGGGGTCGTCCATGGGGTTCAGGGGACCGGTGACGGGGATCTTAGCCATGATGTAGTGCCTTTCTAGCCTCTCGGGCTTCGTTGATGTAGCGGTTGATGCTGAAGAGAATGAACAATTTGTGGCCGCCGATCTGCCAAAGCTCGATCTGCTCCACAGTGGGCCCCTTCGGGCCCAGGTATCGGCGCCCATTGCGCCAGTTATAGATGGTGCACACCGCACCATCGTCGAATTCAATATCCCATTCGGCGTCTGAATCCTCGCCCAGTGGGGCGCGGGGTTGACCGAATATCTCGACCAGTTCTCGGTACTTGATAACCATGCAGCCCTGCTCGTGGGCTCCGTTGGTTTTAATGTCGTCGGTGTTGATCTTCAAAATGGGGCCTCCTGGTAACCCTCCGCCGGGTCGAACGGATCGAACTTCGGCGGAGGTGTGAACTTGTCAGGGTTCCACCCTGGCGGGAGTAGCTGTTGGCCGTTCTCGTCATACTGCGGGAACGGCCAATGCGGGTCGTATTGCTTGCGTGGTTCCATTACTTGATCCGGTAGTGCCTGATGACACGGCAGCGCGCTCCGCAGCCGCTCGGGTGTGCGTCATGGTACACACCGTCGATCAGGGCCACCATGTGGCCGCGTTTGCTGACGACGAAGTGTCCGACGGGGTTTTCTTTTGCGAACTGGGCAAACGTGGGCCGCTTTGCGCTCATGTATTCCCAGGTCCAGACTGCCTTCGCTTTGGGGTCTCCGGTCAGGGCCTTGAGTGCATCGTCGATCTGGTTGGCGTACATGCCACGTCCGGGCTTGCGTCCGGCCGCTGCGCATATCGCGTGCACGTCCTGGTACGCGCGGTTGAATGCCAGGGACAGTGCACGGACCACGCAGTCTCTGTGCTCGTTCATTGCGGTGCGGGGGTTTGCTGCTGCGAATTTCATGGTTTACCTCACTTGGTTGACAGGGTTGTACTACACTGGTTTTTCATGGGTACTTCGCGGAAACTTGCCTTTTATCACCGCGGGCAATGTGTGTCAGAATGTAACACCCTCGCCCAGGCAATTCGGGCAGTCGGTCCAGACCGGTGACAGTTCGTCGTTCGAGATGCCGAAATGGTCTGCGCACACATCACACCCGTGCGTGCCTATCCATAGGGCTGCGGCTTCCTGGTCCACCTCGTCCAGGCATTCGTAGAACACCCGGCGCAGGGTTGCCGGCAGTTCGTCCATGTCTTCGGGGATCGCGCAACACTCCAGGGCGGGCTCCGATACGTTGATCAAACGCATATTCGTCGAATCGTTGATGCCCTCGACAATCGAGTGCATGCTGATGTGCGTGATTAACCACCCGCGCTTTTCCAGGGTCCGCCAGGACCCCAACTGCCGCAGTTCATCTCCGTAGTACCACCGGTCCTGCTCTTTCTCGGTTGTGTCACGGATGAGAAAGCCGATCGAAGGCCCGCATTCTGTGTACTTGTACGCGTTGCGGTACACCTCGAAGGGGCTCTCGAAATCGCCGAAGGCCACCTCCACGTAGATGTTGTCGGGACCGTCGTACTCGGTGATGGTGGGCTCAGTTGTCTTCATGGCGGGTAGCTCCGTAGAAACATTCGTTGAACAGTGCGGATGCGGTCCACAAGGGCTCGGTATCCAGGGCGCCCATTTCCTGCCATTTGCGCAGGGTAGGGTAGATCAGTGTCATGGCCTGGGATGGGTCCCTGGCGGCCGCGACGGCCGCCTCTGCGGCGCGGTTCAGTTCCTCGCAGGCCACGTCCACCCCTTCCATGCTGCTATACAGTGCCCACTGGTCAGGGGTCAGGTTGATGGTCGCGGTGACGCGACGTTCGATCGATACGTTCTTCATTTCAGTATTCGTCCTCGTCATAGGTAGGGCTCTCCAGGTTTGCAAGGATCCGACAGACACGCAGGGCACGTTCCCGTAGGTGGTCCGTGGGTGCGTCGGCCATCTCGGCATAGAACTGCTCGTGTTGCAACATGAACAGGAATTCCTGCGGCGTGATCAGTTCCTGCTCGGCCAGGGCATCGTAATAATCCTGCGCATGCAGGAAATTCATGGGGTCGATCGGCATGCGTGTGCGGTGGTCGATCGTGCGGATGAAATCGGATTGGTAGGGCTGCATGATGTACTCCAGGTTGATCAGGGATGGAAACTGTCGTAGGACCGGATGGGGCTGCGCTTGTCCGTGAACTTGTCGGTGATGTTGACCTCACCGAAGTGTCGCGCGATCGACAGGAACAGAGACGCGTCGCAATCCTCTTCCAGATACACGGTGGCGCCACGTTGGTAGCTATAGGTGCTGATCCGGTGCAGGAGGTGCAACTGCTCCAGGATGTGCCGCTTAACGGCCAACCACCCATGGCCCGGGTCCGAATAAAACGTCGCGTTGATCTTCATGATTACACTCCAGTCACTTCCAGGATTGTGTCGCGGTTGATGGCACGGTATGCACCCTTGGTCATGTCGTAGACCGTGACAAACTGGGATGCGTCCAGGGTTGACGTGCCACCCTTGAGGTGCTTGGTGACACCGACGCGTGCGTTCATCTTGCGCACGGTGCCATCCTTCTTGACGAAGGTCACGGTGATGAAACCGGTCGATGCGTCGATCTTGTCCGCCAGGGCCCGCGAGCGGGTCTTCAGGTCGGCAGAGTTGGCGAAGGTGAGCAGGAAGTCGATTGCTGTGGTCATGATGGTGCCTTTCTTGGCTGTGGTTGATTGCTGATACTAGACTGGTTTTTCGTGGGTACTTCAGGCCGGGTCGTCGATGGGGACCCACACCCAGGCCTGGACCCAGGTGCCCAGGGCCGCCTCACTGGTCAGCGCGTTGTAGTCCACTTGCACGTCGTCGTTCTGGTACATATCGCGCGCCTTGTCGATGGCGGGATGGGGTTCGTGGAAGGCCTCCAGGGCCTCCCCTGCGGTCAGGCCGGCTTGGATTGCGGCGTCGAGCAGCTTGCGTGATGTTTTCATTGCTTGGACTCCTCGTCTAAAACAGCCTGTGCGGCCTTGCGTACCATGTCCAGAGACACGGCGCCGGTGCTGATGAGCTTTTCCAGAACATCGACCGAGAAAACGTCGGCGTGTGAAAATCCCATGTCCATCATCAGGTCCGCGAATGTCGTGGGCATGTGGGGTTGGCTGTTCTTGAAAAATTCTTCGGCCAGACCGCTCAGGTTTCCACCACCCTTCAGGAACACGGTGCCTAGCGTGCTCACGTCCGGTTGCGGTGCACGATAATCAAATACAGTGCCGGCAGGGAATGATTCCCGTGCGTCGGGTCCGTACTTGCGGCGCCGATCGAAGTTGGGGTTCTTAACGTCCTGTGTCAGGATGCGAATTTCTGATGCCATGATCTACTCCGGTTGTGTTGTGGTACTAGACTGGTTTTTCGTGGGTACTTCGTCCACCCACACGTCAATGCGCCACTCTTCCACCCAGGGGATATAGTCCCAGTCGGCCATGGCCTGGGGGCTCTCTGCCCAGTTGATGCCACAGCAGATTTCAAGCCGGTGGGCGCCCAACATGCGCGCGTCTTCGATCGCGGACCGTAGCTGCTTCATGGTGCCATTCCAAGGGTGGGATTCGGCCTCGCCGGCCATGACGTTGCCCTTGTCGTCGAATGCGTAGAAATACCGGCCGCGCGATGCGAACACGCCACCGAATCCCATTTCGCGTTTGGCGCGAATCAAGGCCTTCTGGTGTTCTTCCGAGCACGCGTGTTGTAGGGATTTCAGATTGTGAAATTTGTTCATGATCAAGCCTCCATTAGCCAGTCACTGGCAATGCTGCGCGCCTCGTGGATCGTGTCTGCGCAGCCTACGAATGTCTTGCACTCGGGTTCTGCGAATAGTTCATAGGTTTCGGCCGTCGGGTCCCACAGGGACCACACTTCGCGGCCGTTAACACGCAGAACAAATTGTGGGTATTCCATGGTTATGTGCTCCGATTAGGATTGACGATATGCGGCGCCTTTGTCACGGTACCGTGTGGACTCGTTGATCATTTTCAGGTCTTGTGCCAGGGCAATTAGTTCGTCATACGTGTAGTGCCCGGTCAGGCGGATTGCCCAGGATCCGTCGTCCGGCAGGACCGACGTTTCGGCAGCGATCGCGCCGGTGGACTTGAAGGTGCGCGGATAATCGTCGCGGATTTCTTCGATGGTGAACATGGTGTGCTCCGGTTGTGTTGTGATACTAGACTGGTTTTTCGTGGGTACTTCACAGACCCTTGCGGTCCGTGTAAATCATCAGCAGCACCACCGATACGAACAGCACGAACATGGGTGCGTACATTGCGAATGACATGATGAGGTTGATCATGTTGGTGAGTTGGGTCAGTTCCATTATTTGCTCCAGATGCTGTTGAAAATTGTCAATGGGTCGGTCTTGGAAGGGACCGGTGCTGCGCACGTCGCGTGCGTCTTCAGGAATGTGGCGCGCATGCGTCGCGCGCCAGGGTATAGGTACAGGGTTGTGTGGCACCGTGTGCACAGCAGGGCCTCGGGTTTCCCCTTGGCCGGCGCCACGGTGCTGATGTTGTCTGTAGGTTTCATTTCGGGGCCTTCGGTCGTTGGATGATGGTCTGTGGCACACCCTCGCGCACTTCGTGGGCCTTGACCGTCGCTGTGATGGTGAAGGGCACATTCTGCTCGCGGATATTGTCACCGTCCCAGGAAATGCAGTCCGCGTTACCCTTGTACACAATCACGTTGCGGTCCGCGTCTTCCATGATGAAGATCGACAGGGACCCATACTGGGTGTCCACGAAAATGCGACGCACCACGGACAGGGTAAGGGTCAGCTTTTCACCCACAGTGCCGACGTGCACGCGTCGCGCATTCAATTCGGCACGCTCGGCATCCCACTGTGCACGCTTGGCAGCACGTGCGTCGATACCCTTCAGCACGGCCGCGGACTGGGCATCAGTGAGCTTGCCAAACCGATCGAAGGCCTGCGCCAGGGAACCCAGGAAACCGTCGATATAGCGCACGAATGACATGCCATCGTGCTCACGGCCGGCACAGAGCGCGTCTTCAATTTCGGTGGCACGTGGGGTATTGGCGCGCCACGTCTTCTTCGCGTTTTCCACAATGTAATGGTGGGTTGCACGTTGGTATGCGTCGGGGTTGCGAATGTCGGCCATGGTGCTGTGCTCCTGGGTTGTGTCGTACTGGTTTTTCGTGGGTGCTTCAGACAGGGATGGGGTTGAAATTATTGTTCCAGGTCGGGGTGATTTTGAATTGCTTTCCTTCGTATTCCACAATGTCGCCGGCCTGGACCTGGGGCGCATTTGCCCACCGTGCAGCCTCACGATCGTAGAACCCAGGATCGCCACACAGGACCGACCCGTGCAGGGTAATCCAGTACAGGGGATGATGCTTGGATGCAGCACGTGCGACAGCCTCGTCCAGGTCTTCGTTTTCACCATACGTAACATTGTTGTACATGGTGTAGCTGCGCACGCTGCTAAACGAGCACTTGCGGCCGTTGATGAAGATCAATGCGCCACCGTGCTCTTCCATGTTGGGAACCAGGGTGGGGATGGTGTTGGTGGTGTTGGTCATGATGGTTTGCTCCAATGAGGTTGGGTTGGGTTGGGTTGTGTTGTGGTACTAGACTGGTTTTTCGTGGGTACTTTAATCGTGACCCCAATCCTTGCAGAATCGCTCGCTCTCTGCTTCGTCGTATCCTTCGTTGTAGGCAAGGATTTCGTTTTCTGTCATGCGGTCGGATTCGACCCTATCACCCATGGCATCGAAATAATGGGGACGACGGTTGCGACCGTAGTACGAATCGGCACGGCCGCGTGATTCTGGGCTGACGTATTGGAATGGCATGATGATGTGCTCGTGTTGTGTTGTGGTACTAGACTGGTTTTTCGTGGGTACTTCAGCCGGCATGGATAACCACACCGGCTGAAGGGTTATTATGCAGCCTGGAGGATCGGGATGATGCGTGGGGTGTCAACCACGAAACCGGTTGTATCCTTCTTGGCAGGACCCTTGGCATACAGGGCAACCACCACACCCTGGGGCTCTAGGTGGCGCACGTCGGAATCATCACCACCAATGCACTCCATACCCTGGAATGTGGCAGGGATGGAATCCTTGGTGCGGAAAACGACAGCAATACGCATGCCATTGGCACGTGCTTGCTGCGCATACTTGTCGAATGTCGCAACACCGGACCAGGAAAACGTCAGGTCATAATTCGCAGGAATATCCTTGCGATTTGACAGCTTGGTGTAATCGTAGAATTGCACGTCAGGGAAGCACTCGAAAATGGTGCGGCCGTCGGCCATGCGCACAGATTCCCACCGAATATCGGACGTGCCATTGAGACGCACCAGGGGTGTGAGACCCTTGCGTGCAGCCTTACGCACCAGGGATTCAATGTCACGCACCAATTGCTGCATGAACCATTCGCGGTCCGTGAAGAACAGCACCGTGCGATTCATGCGCGCGGTCTGGACCGACGACATGGCACCACGGCCGGCTGTGAACAAGCACGGTGCTTCGCAGCCTGCCAGTTTTGCCATGGGACAGACCTGGAAACCCGATTGGGCAGCCGGCGCCATGTACAGGATACCGGTCAGGAAACCCAGGGTCTGACCTTTCACGGTCTTGGCATTGGTGTCGATAGACAGCAGGGTGTTGGGACGATAGGTTTGCATGATGGTTTGCTCATGTTGTGTTGTGGTACTAGACTGGTTTTTCGTGGGTAGTTCAGGGAACCAGTGGGGTGAAAAAATTGGGGTGTTGCGCTATCCCCACATCCCCTATGTCGCGCGCGCATCAGGTCATGCAAAACGTGCATAGATGCCACATCAGTGCATGCTAATATGCGCATGTGCTTATATAAGCCGCGGCGCATATATGCCACCCTGGCATGGTTCTTGCATAGGCAATATGCGTGCCATGGCACACTGGCATGCTTCTTGCTTTGGCATGGTTCTTGCATAGGCAAGATGCGTGCCTGCTCACATTCTGTTACACGGATGAGCCTGCTCACCAAGGCGAGATATGTCAACCGCGGGCATGAGATATGTCAAGAAGGAGATTGAGGATTCTCACCAGGGTGAGAAATGTCAATGTCGCGCTTGAGGTATGTCAACGGGGGGCTTGACTTTTCTCAGGCACCCCCTCAACGGGTCCCTTGAGCGGGGTCAAGTGGGGGGCCCACTAATCCCCCGAGCCTGTTAAATTTTTTTGTAAATTTTTTGTATGTTAAAGTGTTGCTTTTATGCCACAATGTCACGGGTCCAAAATGTCACGGATCTTGCGTGTCACGGATTTGGGGGCTTGGAGACCATGCAATCTTGGAGCGCCGGCGGCGTTTTTTCCAGGTTAGGACCCGCCGCCCGCATTTTGGAACGGTCAAGTGTGTGCATTTGTAACAGAAATCTTGGGTTTATCTAAGGCGCGCTTGGGTTTGTTTGGGCCTACCCAAGACAGAAATTTTCCTTTGAAATCAATGCTTTACTCCCTATATCCTTTCTTTTGTCTTATTTGTCTTAATAAAAAAAAGAAAGAAGTAGAGTAATAGGAAAGGGTAAACACTCTATAGGAACAGAATACACTGGACCACTTCCACCCAAGAAATCGAGACACCCAAGACAGAACCCCCTGGAAGGGTGCGGCACCCCGGCCTCCAACCTGGAGAGATGCCGACAAGCACGGGGCGCTTTTAGTTCGCCATTTGTATGAGTTGGATAATGGCAATAACGGCAGATACGCCGGTCCCTACCCCGGATTCATGGGTACTGGCGCGAGACCTACGTAAGGGGGATATTGTTTTCGATAACCTGGGCGCGCCCATGGTGATTGAGGCGACGCAGGAGTACACGCCGGATGTTTGCTACCGGGTGGGGTTTAGGGACGGCACGACATTCAAGGGCGACGGTAAGGCGAGTCTAGGACTGGCGACGAGAAAGTACCGGATCAAGCAATGCGAATACCGCGCGCGGCCCATCAAACCGTACCGCAAGCGTTTCCGGATGCAGTTGGCTACCTTGACCCTGGCCGAACTGGCGGAGCGGCCTCTGAAGGACAAGAACGGCCGCCTGGAGTATGCGGTGCCCATGGCCGCACCCCAGTACCCATGGCGCGATCTGCCGGTGCCTCCGTACGTGTTTGGGGTGTGGTGGGGCTCCAAGGCCAAGGCAAGGATTCCGAAAGGCACCAAGGACGTACAGAACATCCGGGCGAAGTTCCGGCAGTATGGCTATGAGGTGGTGGAGAGCCGGAAACATTTTGAAATTCGACCGTCGATACCGCACGCGTTCCTGTTTGCCGGCGCCGACATTCCGAATTCCCTGCCGTTTGCGTACTGCCAGTCGTCGATTGAGCAACGGCAGCAGCTTCTGGAGGGGTTTATCGACGCTCAGGCAACAAACCAGAACGTCGATCGCAAGCAACTGTCGTTCCACACCCCGAATTGGTACAACGCACGACGGTTCCAGGCCCTGGTGGAGTCACTTGGCTACCGAACTAGCCTCAATCAAGCTGCAAAGTACGAGGTAAATTTTAGAATTCGCTCACAACAGCACCATCTGTTGTGTCAGATTGAGAAAATACCGCCAGAATTGTGCGTGTTTGTACAAACACCGCGTCGAATGATGGTCGGAGAAGGTTTTATACCGGTATGTTGAACAAGACCCAAGAGAAAATCCTGTCGGATTTTGCAAAAAGTCACAAACACTGGCCCAAACCGGAGCTAGAGGCCGCACTTTGGCAAGTCCGGTGGGAATTGAGTGCCCTGCCGCACCAAAAAGAGCCCGAGGATGGGGAATACGACACGTTTCTCATGCTTGCAGGCCGCGGATCCGGCAAAACCCACACGGCGAGCCACTGGATCGGCATTCGGGCGTGGAAATACCCCAATACGCGGTGGCTTGTCACGGCCCCGACGTACAACGACATTCGCTCGACCTGTTTTGAGGGTGATTCCGGGCTGTTGAACATCATTCCGCGATCGATTATTGCGGACTACAACAAGTCCCTGTTCGAGATCACGCTGATCAACGGGTCCATCATCCAGGGCATACCGGGCTCTGAGCCAGAACGGTACCGCGGTAAGCAGTATCATGGCGGATGGTTCGACGAGTTGTGCGCGTTCGAGTATATCGATGACGCGTACGATCAGGTGCAGTTCACGATGCGTCTGCGCGACCCGAATATCAAACGGGTGCAGCAGATCATCACGACAACCCCCAAACCGCGGGAGTTGATCGTGGACCTGAACGAGGGCAAGGTTGGTGGCGACGTGTATGTGGTTAACGCGTCGTCCTACGACAACAAACAAAACCTCTCGTCCACCTTCTTCAAGCAGCTTGAAACGTACGAAGGCACCGACCTTGGTAAGCAGGAGATTTACGGGGAGATTCTGAACCCGGAAGATTCCGGCGTTATCAAGCGCAAGTGGTTCCGCATGTGGCCGGCCAAACGCGAGACCCCGACCCTGGAGTATGTGATCGCGTCGTACGATCCGGCCACGTCGGAGAAGACCTACAACGACCCAACCGCGTGCGAGGTCTGGGGTGTGTTTGAGCAACCCGACCAGGGCACGAGCGTGATCCTCCTGGACGCGTGGGATGCCCATCTGGCCTATCCGGAGTTGCGCAAGAAGGTGATCGCGGACTTCAAGGAGGTTGTGTACGGTGCGGACAATACGTTTGCAAAGGGCCGGAAGTCGGACCTGATCCTGATGGAGGATAAGTCGGCAGGCATCTCGCTGATCCAGGAGTTGCAAGGTGCGGGTGTGCCGGTGCGGGGGTATAACCCTGGCAAGGCCGACAAATTGCAGCGTGTGAACATCATCGCCCCACTAATCGCTAAGGGCAAGGTCTACATTCCGGAGGATCCCAAGAAACCTGGGGAGTTTGCGGAGTGGTCGAAGAAATTCCTGCGTCAGGTGTGCTCGTTCCCAGAATCTGGTGGGCATGACGACTATGTGGATTCGCTTTCCCAGGCCCTTCGGGTATTGCGGGATTCGGGGTGGATTCAGCTTGATCCTCTGCCGGCCCGGGACTATTCGTACGCCGACGATAAGAAGCAACGTGTTAATCCGTACGCACAATAAGGGCCACTCCCGACAATTTCTTGCATAAGTGAGCATAGGGAGACCTACATAATGATTAACCCAATCAAATCTCGGCGCGAAATGCTCATGGAAATGGCGGGCATGCCGCGCTACAACGTCGGCAGCAAAGTCGTTAAGGCTATTGCGCCGAAGGTTGCGCCTCAGTTCGAGAAGCAAATTGCCGCGTCCACGGATCGTTTCCGTACGCTCTTCGGCCGTGATCCTTCGCCGGAAGAGACCCAGACCCTGACGAAGTACCTGGAGTCTTTGTCCAAGCCGACCACGCCGCCGGCGCCGGACACCCCTGCGACCCGCGCGCGAGCCCAGTTCGCATTGCGAACAGACCCGAACATCAACAGCCCACGTGCTCCGGACGTGGCGCCGGACCCGTTCCTGACCAAGGCATTGACCGGTCGCACGGTCAAGGGCACGTACCTTCAGCCCCAGGCCTACGACATTGCCGCGCCTGAGATTGCCCAGAAGATCGAGCAACAGCAGGCCATGGGAGCCCTGGATGAACTGATCCCTGGCGCGTCACGCGGCTCGATCACGCCGTCGTCGGACTACTTTGGCGAAATGTCGTCGCTCCTGGAGCAGGGCAAACTGGCGCAGCCGATCCGTCGCAAGGGTGCACCCGACACGACCCTGTTCGACGAACTGAAGGCGGAGTTCCAGGCCAAGACCGGCCGATTCCCTGGCGAGGACGAACTTAACGCGCTGATCGCGGACTACAACCCCCTGCGCCACCAGTACGGTTCGCGTGGCGCGTCGATCATCAGCGAGCGCCCGCGCAGCCGCACCGGCATGGAAGAGTTCCGTCGTCGTGCCCGTGCTGAGGGCATCGAGGAAAGCGCGCTGATGAAGCCTCCGGCTGACTATCCGCAGCACCTCAAGGACGAGTTGCTGATTCAGCGCGGCGAACTGCCGGCTAAGGCTATGGGTGGTCTGGTTGCGATGCCGATGGCCGGTGGCGGCTCATCGTCGTATGCCATGGACATGCTCCGTGGCATGCGCGACTCGTCGCGGGCCATGGGCCAGGACTACGCGAACATGGCCTTTGGCATGGGCCGCGAGCCCTCGATGGAACCTGAGATGCGCGCAGGCCCTGCCAACCCGCTGCCCCTGCCGGAGACCCAGAGCCTGCCGTATCGAATCGGCAACACGGCCATGGACTTCCTTGGTGACCCGGTGGGCGTATTGGCGACCCCGTTCATGAGCCCGATGGCGAAGGCCGGTATGAAGGCCCTGCGGATGGTGCGTCAGAACCCGCGCAAGCTCGGTGCCATGCTTGGCCTTTCGCCGGCCGCGGGCATGCCCACGACCCCCGAAAACGAATACCGCTCTGTGCTTGAGCGCCGTTACGGAAACTAATGATGCAACCCATCCTTCCGCTGCAACAAGGCAAGAACCTTGGCGCCCTGAACCTGGAGCAAGAAGAGGACCTTCAGACTGCCGAGATGCAGGAGGACGAGCTTGAGCATATCGAAGAAGTGCTCGACCTTGACCCGGGCGAAGCGGAGGAAGAGGTCATCGAACTGCCTGACGGGTCGGTAATCGTCAACTACACGAAGACCCAGAGCCCGAATGAGAACCCCGAGTTCTATGCGAACTTGGCGGAGACCATGCCGGAGGATGTGCTTCAGAAACTTGCCACGGACTTCCTGGAGTATGTCGAGGTAGACCGTGAGGCGCGCAAGGAGCGCGACAAGCAGTACGAAGAAGGCCTGCGCCGCACCGGCCTGGGCAAGGATGCCCCTGGTGGGGCCACGTTCGATGGCGCGTCCAAGGTTGTGCACCCGGTCATGGCCGAGGCATGCGTGGACTTTGCTGCGTCGAGCGCGCGTGAACTGTTGCCGCCAGACGGTATCGTCAAGTCAGAGATCAAGGGCGAGGCCGATCGTACCCAGGTCGATACGGCAGACCGCAAGGTCACGTTTATGAACTGGCAGTTGACGGAGCAGATCGAAGAGTACCGCGACGAGATGGAGCAGATCCTGACCCAGTTGCCCCTGGGCGGGTCGCAGTACTTCAAGTGGCGTTGGGACTCGGAGCAGCGCCGGCCGGCCTGTGAGTGGATCCCGATCGACAACATCCTGCTGCCGTACGCTTCGACCAACTTCTACACGGCACAGCGCGCCACCGAAGTCCAGGACATTACCCAGGACATTTTCGAGCAGCGCATCGAGCAAGGCATCTACCGTGATGTTGAAGTGTTCAAGGCCGAAATCGACCTGAACGAAATGACGCGCTCGGAGCAGGCCAACAACAAGATCGAAGGCAAGTCACTGCCCTCGAAGAATGTTGATGGTGTGCGCCGCGTGTATGAAATCACGGCGTACTTGCGCCTGACTGAAGACGAGCGGACTGAAGGCTCGCGGGCACCGTACATCCTGATGGTTGACGAGGCCACGGAGAAGGTCCTGGGCCTGTATCGGAACTGGGCCGCGAACGACGAAAAGATGACCAAGCTCGACTGGATCGTCGAGTACAAGTTCATTCCTTGGCGAGGTGCATATGCTATCGGCTTGCCTCATCTCATTGGTGGTCTTTCTGCCGCTCTCACTGGCGCCCTTCGTGCTCTCCTGGATGCAGCACACATTAGCAACAGCCAGACAATGCTCAAGCTCAAGGGTGGACGCATTTCTGGACAATCTGATCGAATCGAGCCTACCCAAGTACTAGAGATTGAGGGCGCTCCTGGTGTTGATGACGTGCGCAAGTTGGCGATGCCGCTGCCGTTCAATCCGCCTTCGAGCGTGCTGTTCAACCTCCTGGGGTGGCTGACTGATGCGGCCAAGGGCGTTGTCACGACGGCCGAAGAGAAGATCAGCGACGCCAACGCGAACACGCCGGTGGGCACGACCCAGGCACTGATCGAGCAAGGCGCGAAGGTGTTTTCGAGCATCCATGCTCGCCTGCACCGCAGCCAAGCCAAGTCGCTCAAGATCCTGTCGCGCATCAACCACTGGTACCTCGAAGACATGGACAACGAGTCCGGCTCCGAGATTGAGGTACGCGACTTTGCTTCCAACAACGATGTGCGGCCGGTCTCCGACCCGAACATCTTCTCTGAAACGCAGCGTCTTGCCCAGGCACAAGCCGTGCTCCAGATGGCAAGTTCTGCGCCCCAGTTGTACGATTTGCGGGCTGCCCACCGACGTGTTCTGAAGCAGCTAAAAGTTCCTGCCATCAATGAGATTTTGCCCGATCCAGAAGGTATCAAAGAGGCCAACCCGGCCCTGGAGAACGTAGCAATGTCCATGGGCCGTCCCGCGGCGGCTTTCCCTGATCAGGACCACTTGGCACACCTCAAGGTTCACTTGTCGTATGCAAAGGACCCCAATTACGGGGGCAGCCCGCTCATCGGTCCGGCATTCACGCCGCATGTCCTGGAGCACATCAAGCAACACTTGACGCTGCATTATTTGCAGTCGATGCGCCAGTATGTGGCGCAAGCTGCCGGTGGTGAAGACTCGATGCGCTTGAACCAGGAGAAGCCCCTGTCGCAAGAGGATCAGCAGGCCCTGGCGCTTGCATCCATGATGGTGTCAGAGGACTCGCAGATGGTCTTCCAAGAAGATCAGCCGCAGATCCTCGAACTGGTGAAGAAGGTGCAGCAGGCACAGCAGGCCGCGGCACAGCAGGCCGCCAACGCGGATCCGACGGCCCAGGCCCTGATCAAGACGCAGATGGCGGAGACGCAGCGTAAGGCGCAGGAGTTCCAGACGCGCATGCAGGCCGAGGTCCAGAAGCAAGAGCAGCAGTTCAAGCTCCAGGTGGCCGAGTTGCAGCGCAAGGTTCAGGAACTGCAAGCCAAGTACGAGACGCAATCGACGGTCGATGCGCAGCGCAACGCCACCAACATCGCTACGGCCGCGCTCAACAACACCTCGCGTGAGCGTGTTGCCATGATCAACGCCGGCGCGCAGCAGGACGTTCTGTCGCAGCAGTTGGACCACGAGCAGGATATGTCCGCGCTCCAGGCCCTCCAGGCGGCAGAGCAGGACATTCGGCAGCATGGCATCCGTACGGAGCAGGCTGTGATGAAGGAGCAAGCCGATATGGTGCGATCGGCCATCGAGACGGAAAGGCAAGCTGCCTTGGCCGATCAACAGCACCAACAGGCTATGGTCCAACAGGCCACACCCCAACCACAACCCCAACCCCCCACAGGAGAAATCTAATGGCTGACGAAAATCTCAAGGGCTTCCGCCAAACCTACCAAGAGACTGGCAAGCTGTCGAGCGGTGGCGGTCCCGCCGCCAAGATCGATTCCGGCGCGTCCGGCTCGCATCGTGACAATAACTGGAAGAAGGGCGCCGCTCAATCCAAGCTGCGTCTGGCCGGCAAGATTGGCCCCTTCAACAATCTGCGCGGCACGTCCGGATCGCTGTATTAAAAAATTTCCGCCCCGGTGGGGCGGAAGTGAGCGATTACTTGCATTTGTACATTTATGAGAGATGTAGTCTCTGAAATTTTGCGTCGTGTAAATGACGCTAAGAAGATACTAGAAGCGACCGTGGCATCTGGTACCGGCGTCGATACTTTCGATAAGTATCAGCGTCTGGTGGGAAAAACGCAAGGTCTCGACCAAGCGTTAATGATTATCAACGATATTCTGACGGAGAATGACGAAGAGGCTGTATAGCCGGAGGTAATGCCGTATGGCATATGACTTGTCCAAGAAGGAAGAACCGGATCTGCGATCGGAAGCGGAATGCTTCCCTGAAGTTGACCCGGGCATTGATGTAGCAGGCGATCGAGTACTGGTGCAACTGCGCCGGGAAAAGGTTGCAAGCAAAGGCGGAATTATCCTGGTGCAAGAAACCAGGGAAACCCTGCGGTTTAACGAGACTGTAGCCAAGGTGGTCCAGATCGGTCCCCTGGCGTACAAGAGTCCCGACACTATGGAGCCGTGGCCCGAGGGCCCCTGGTGCAATGTCGGTGATCTGGTCCGAACCATCAAGTATGGCGGCGATCGTTTCGTGGTAAACCCTGAAGATGGTGGCGCACCGGTGGTGTTCATCACGATCCAGGCCAGGGAAGTCATCTCGCGCATTCGTAATTTCGAGTATGCGCAGCGGATGAAAGCCTTTGTAGATTAAGACTTTGAAAGAAAGTTATGGCTCAGGAAAACAAGGTTGAAAAGGACCTGCCCGTTAAGGAGCAGGAAGACGGCACCCTGTTGGTGGCCGTCGAGGCGGAGAATGATCCGTTTGCCGAAGATAAGCAGGACGACGACGATGTAGAAGAAAAGGCCGAAGGCGGCCAAGTCGATTCTGATGATGACGACGGCGACGGTGAGACTGAAGACGAGCGCGAACGAATCCGTGAAGCCCGCCGCGAAGAGCGCCGGCTGAAGAAGGATCTGGCAAAGCAGCGCGAGGCTTCGGCAAAGCACAAGATTAGCGCCCTGGAGCGGCGCAACGAGGAACTGGCACGACGACTGGCCGCGGTTGAATCGACGGCAACGTCGTACCAATTCGCTCAGGTTGACAAGGCACTCGAAGACGAGGCAACTCGTGTCGAATATGCCAAGATGAAGTTGCTTCAGGCGTCGCAAGAGGGCAACGCTGAAGCGCAAGTTGAGTTTCTTGACCAGTTGCAGGAAGCCAAGAATCGCCTCGCGCAGATTCAGGCCTACAAGAAGCAGCAGCTTGAGGTGGCAAAGCGGCCTCCGCAGAATGTGCCGAATCCGGCCGCTGAGACTGTCCGCGACAATGCTACTTCCTGGCTGTCACGAAACAAATGGTACGACCCCCAGGCGCGCGACACTGACAGTCGCATCGCCAAGGTGATTGACAACGAACTAGCCGCTGACGGTTGGGATCCTGCGGACCCGGAGTACTGGGACGAACTGGATAGCCGATTGTCAGCACGATTGCCCCATCGGTATGCGTCAAAGGGTGGCAATTCACGATCGAAGCCGAATACTACAGCTTCGAGCCGAACTGCCAACCCTTCGGGTAGGACCACGACGACTGTCTCCCTTAGCCGGGAGCGCGTCCAAGCGATCAAAGATGCCGGAGCGTGGGATGACCCCGCGAAACGGAACAAAATGATCCGAGCCTACACCGAGTATGACAAGCAACAGAAGCGGGGTTAATAGATGAACAGCAGAATTAAACGGGACCTGGATGATCGCCTGGAAGAGCGCGTTCAAGAGGTCCGGGATCGAAATACCGCTAACGCGGATGATGTGGCGCGAAAAGAAAGGCTTGATGCCTTTCGTGATAAGTGGCAGAACAGCGCCCTGCCGGATATTCCCCAGAACGCAATTCCGGGGTTTCATCTGTGTTGGTTGAGCACTACCAACCAATACGACAGCATCGACAAACGTCTCGCACTCGGTTATGAGCCAGTGAAAGCCGCCGAACTCGGTAAGGGCTTTGAAGCACTTGGCAAGATGAACTCAGGCAAGTTTGAAGGCTGTGTTTCATGTAACGAGATGGTTCTCTTCAAATTGCCAGAAGAAATCTATCAGGAAGTAATGCGCATGCTGCACCTTGAGGATCCCTTGGAGCATCAGCGCAATATCACGGCTGCGGTCCGAAGCAACTCGCAAGAGGGCAAAGGTGGTCGGTCTATCCTGGAGGGCGGTATTCTGGAAATGGAAAAAGAGGCCGCGAAGGCGAACTCAGGTGTTCGCTTCCGTTAATCCCTTCAATCTTCTTTCAAAGGAAACTTAAAATATGTCTACGACATACAAGCCCTTTGGTCTGAAGCCTGTTTACCACCCGAGTGGTTTGGACCGTGCCACGGCTTTCGTCGGCACCAACACCTACATCACTGGGACCACGTTTAGTGCCCCCTTCGGCATTATCGCGGGTCAGGCTTTTTACCAGTATCAGCCGGTGGCGATCAACGCTTCCGGTCAACTCGTGATCGCTGAAGCCGCAGCCGCCAGTGGCCGCGTGTATGGTGTGTTCGACGGTGTGGAGTTTACCGACTCCCAAGGTCGTCGCTCCGTCGCCAAGTGGGCCTCGTACGAAACGCTCGCCGCCTCCACCCAGATCGTTTTCTGGATCTGGACGGATCCGGTGATTGTGTACGAAGCACAGGCCAACGGCTCTGTGACGACGGCCAAGATGGGTTTCCAGTACAACTTCGACACGACCGCGGGTTACACGCCTGCTTCCGGCACCTCGATTGGTGTTGGCGGCGCGGGTTTCTCGACCATGGGTCTCGCAGCCGCTTCGCAGGCTTCGGGCGCTCAGGGCCAAGTGCGCGTTGTTGGCCTGGGCCGTGAAGTGGCCTATCCGACCGGCGAACTGAATGCTTGGGGTGATGCTAAAACCATCGTCCAGGTTCAGATCGCTAACCACCAGTTCGTCTACCCGACGGTTCTCATCTAATACGAAAGGAGTAGCATATGGCAGCCCCGATGCGCAGTACTGACTTTCGTGCGGTAGTCGAACCGATTATCAACGAAGTCTTTGATGGTGTCTACGAGCAGCGCGACGATGAATGGAAAGGATTCGTCGAGCAGATCCAAGGCATCCCCCGTAACTATCACGAAGAAGTGATGCTGTTTGGTATGAATGCCGCTCCGGCCATGCCTGACGGCACCCCGGTCTCTTATGACCAGGGCGGTACGTTGTACATCACCCGATTCATCTATCAAATCTATGGTCTGGCTTATGCCCTGACCAAGGTTCTGATGGAAGACGGTGATCACATCCGTATCGGCAGCACCTTCGCCAAGCACCTTGCTCAGTCCATGATTGAGACCAAGGAAACCCTGTGCGCCAACTTGCTGAACTTCGCGTTCACCCCCGGTTACGTGGGTGGCGACGGCGTGACGCTCGTTAACACGGCTCACCCCGTGGCTAACGGTCTGACGTACAGCAACCAACTGACGACTGCCGCCAACTTGTCGCAAACGTCCGTGGAGCAGATCCTGATCCAGATCCGCGGCGCGATCGACAACAACGGCAAGCGTATCCGTCTGCGTGCGGAGCAGTTGGTGGTGCCTCCTGCCCTGGAATTCCAGGCTGAGGTGATCCTGAAGTCGGTTCTGCGTAGCGGCACCGCCGACAACGATCTGAACCCGATCAAGTCTACTGGTATGCTGCCGAAGGGCACCCACGTGGTGACCCGTCTGTCGTCCAGTAAGGCATGGTGGGTGCAGACCGATGCGGAGAACGGTCTGATGCTCGTGATGCGTCGTCCTATGGAGAAATCTATGGAAGGGGACTTTGAGACTGACTCGATGCGCTACAAGGCCACCGAGCGGTACGCCACGGGCTGGCACGACGCCCGCAACATCTATGGTACCGCGGGCGTGTAACCACTCCCCACT